CACGCAAGTTCAACCTATAACTCAACTTAACAGTACCTCCGCTCGTATAGGTTCAACGCAACTAGCGGCGGGGACTGCGCCTTATATACCTGCGGATGGTGAGATTATTGCGGGTAGCGTGACTGCAAAAACAGGTACGACTGGCGGCATTACAATAGATGCGTCCGGCCAAACTGACACGACTGCTCGATTTGAGTTAAAAGCCGACCGACCAAGTGCAGACCAAGACGCTTGCGACATTAGGTTTTACAATAATAACGCGCAGCCGCTTGCAGTTATCGCGGCAGTTAAAGGCAGTAGCGCAAACGATACGGATGGGAAACTAGATTTCTATACATCAAACGCGAAGCGCCTCACCATATCCAGCACCGGCCAAGCATTGTTTAGCGGGAGTAAAGTCACAATCAACACTGACGGAACTATCGACTGGGGTAATGCCGCTGATGCGGGACGCTTAACTTGGGATACTAACGATGCGAAGATTCGCGGTGTTGCTGGCAAAAACCTAAAACTCGGTGCGGATAATACGGATTTTGTCACCATTGATACCGGCGGCTTATGCACGTTCAGCGGTGGCATCAATCTTGGTAATTCAACTCTATCGAATTACGAACAAGGCACATTTACAGCTACACTAAATGGCGGGACTGCTGAACCGGCAACGCTTGTGACAGCTACCGCAAACTATACGCGAGTTGGCGACAGGGTGTTTTTCAGCATCGGTTTTGAAGGCGTTGATACCACCGGCTATTCCGGCGCAATTACAATTAGCGGTTTACCGTTTGCGAATGCCGGTGTGGTGCGTTCGCCAATCAGCGTGATTACATACGACAGCGCAACTTGGACATCTGGTTCACAGGCAGCAGCATTTATCGGCAGAAACCACTCGTATGTTTCTATGTATGCATTTGAAAGCGGCGGAGTCTGGAACGCGCTTCAGCACGATGCTGGTACTGGTCGTTATTTTTGGTTAAACGGAACATATAAGACAGCGGCAGCTTAATTTTCAAACGATGGCATTAGAAAAAATTACAGAAATCGGCGAGATGAACGTGGGTGCAAACTCCGTCATTTCGGTTAGAACAGATACCGTCATCAAAGACGATGGTTTGGAAATTAGCAGGAGTTTTCACCGGCATTGCCTCGTCCCAACAGACGATATAAGCGGCGAGGATGCGAGGGTGCAAGCAGTAGCTAATTCGCTTTGGACAGACGAAGTGAAGGCAGCATACACCGCATCGCTACCGGCTGAAGAACCGGCGGCAGAAGAATCAACAGAGGTATCAGAATGATAGAAATAAACACAGTACCCACAGAGGCACTAAACGCCAGCAAGGTGGCAATCCAACTCAACTCCGCACAGGAGTTTGGCATGCAATTCTCGGTAGCCGCATTTGGCAAAATCACCGATGCAGAAGGCAACGAAGTTTGGGGCCAGAACCCGCTCTACTCCGGTCTGCTAAATGTAACCGGCGAGGCGTGGAACAACTGGGGAAGCGACAAGGACGATGCGACCTATGTTGGCGACCTAGCGTTGGCCCAGCTTGGGCTAGAACGTGCGCCAGTTGAGGAAGCACCGGCTGAAGGTGGTGAATGACAAACGTCCTAGATCATGCAGCACTTGAAGGGGTCGCACAGCAAGCAATCGGTCATTACGGATGGATGCTGGCTGCGGCTTTTGGTGCGATATTGTTCAAGGACGTTTTATTTAATTTCGCGCAAGGGTTGTTGGTCTACTGGGGTAGCGATTTTGAGAACGACGAAATCCTTTATATTAGCGGACGGCAAGCGCGAGTCATTCGCCTTGGGTTAACCAGTACCACGTTTTTTATGACAGACCGCGCCACAAAAATGCTTGTTCCAAACAGCCAACTCAAAGCGTTGGTCATTGAGAAGAAGTTGCCGGTCAATGGTGGTGCGGAGTATCTGCCGAAAGGAAACGAGAAGGGCGTGATGAAGGTGGAGGTAGTGAATGAAGAAGTGTGAGAATCCAAACTGTTTTGAGGACACTTGCCGAGGCGAATGTCTGGATTCGCGGCTCAACCGGTTTGTGGTTGTGACGCTACTTTCCGCGTTCATTTTAGTTATGAGTGGATGTAAGTCACTTCCCGGCACACTGGAAGTGGATACGCCGTTTTTTGACATAGAATATGAAGGTGCAAAAGAAGGGTGAATTTTGACGACCTAAAAACGGGAATTGCATCATTAGTTGGCATTGGCAACTGGATGGTTGAGATTGATCTCGTACTTAAAGTCGGCATTTCCCTCGCATCGTTAATTTACATAATTTTAAAAATCCGAGAGTTGATTAAAAATGGCAGCAAGTAAAAAAGACTCAAGGTTAACAAGGGCTGGAGTGAGTGGGTACAACAAACCCAAGCGCACTCCTAGTCATCCAACAAAGTCTCATGTTGTTGTCGCCAAGTCAGGTGGTCAGATCAAAACTATTCGGTTTGGCCAGCAGGGAGTTAAGACAAATCAAACGGCTGGACAACGTGAGGCGTTTAAATCGCGTCACTCGAAAAACATAGCTCGCGGCCCCATGTCCGCCGCCTATTGGGCGAACAAGGTTAAATGGAGTCCAAGTAAAACAAAGTCTAGCTCCAGCAAGTGGAAGAAAGGTTGATTTATGCCAGCAAAGAAAAAAGGACTATACGCAAACATCCACGCCAAACGGAAACGTATTAAGGCTGGGAGCGGAGAGAAGATGAGGAAGCCGGGAGCGAAAGGCGCACCAACGGCGAAGGCTTTTAAGCAATCAGCTAAAACTGCAAAAAAGAAATAATTATGCCGCACGGGAAAGGAACTTATGGAAGTAAAGTGGGTCGCCCACCGAAAAAGAAATCTGCAACGAAACCTATGCGTTCAGCAAAAAAGAAACGTAAATAAATTTTTTTATAATGATTACTAGCAAAACATTCTGGACTGGAGTTACCGGCGTCATTGGTGCGCTGGCTGGCTATCTCACTGGAGAGTTGGAACTCGGCGCGGCTATCAATGTTGGCATCACATCAGCGTTGGCAATTTTTGTCCGTCACGGAATCTCCAAGGTAGAGAAAAGAGTTTAATGGGGATAATAGGTGCATTGGTCGCGCTACTCCGAGCCGTTCCGTCCTTGGAGCGGCTTTTTTTAAAAGTGTCCGACCAACTGCGCGAAGCGAAAGCCCAACGCCGATACGATGAAAAGCTGGATAAAATTGATACCGCTATTGCTAATGCTAGGGGCGGTGGGATGTCAGACAGTAGAGTATCGGGAACTGAATGGAGTCTCGACGTTGACAGAACACCCGCAATTTCCAGCGGCGGCACAGTCCGCGCCAGAGTGGACGAGGGAAGCGTTGAGGAAAGTGGCGGAACTGGAGTTTGAGTTGGAGAGGAAATAGTGCCAATCCCATTACCCATAGTAGACGGAGACAGTTTTTTTACTGGAGTTAATATGCGTTTAGACCCCGGTCAACTCCAGCCGGGTCAGTGTGCGTTTGCGAAGAATAAGAGGTTTGTGAATGGGAAAGCGGCGACTCGCCCCGGTATTAAAAAGATGCCGTGGACGAACAAAGCCGCAGACGCATGGACAGAAAAAACCTACACCGCTGGAGAGATTGTTACATACAGTGGGCGGGCTGCGATTGTGTCAGCAGCCACGGAAGCGGCGATTACGTCTGGTAGCGGAACCATTGCGCTTTCATCCACTAACGCAATTGTCTCAAATGGAGATTTTGCCAGTGGAACTGGTTGGTCAACTGCGGCTGAAACAAACAGCAATGGAGTTGCGATTGGAGGACTCGGTGGCAGTAGCCAATGGACGATTGGTTCTGGAAAAGCAACACACGCAGCTTCCAGTGGAGCCGACAACCTTTACCAAGACATTCATGGTGTACTTGGGTGTGACTACACAATTTCAATCACTGTATCTGGATATTCTGCGGGCAGCATAAAAGTTGGAATTGGAACCACCGCAACGGCGGGAGCGTCTACCATTACAGCAAACGGAACACATTCTGTCGCCACTACAAGTGAGGGCAATGCGCCGCAAAGACTTTACATTCAAGCGAGCGCAGATTTTGTGGGAAGTGTTGATGACATATCTATTGCCGAAGGTGCAACCCCCGAAAAAGTTGCGCTTATTGGCACAACCCAAATTGCTGGAACCTCTACACCATCCGATACGTCAGATGATTTCTACCACCAAGGAGGCCCAGCAAGTAATAACTCAACGCCACAAGGGTCGTCAGGTCAAATCGGGCCGTTCTTTAAAAGAGATTCGTCCCTCGACCCCGGCACAGAACCACCAATTTTATTATATTTAGCTAGTCAGGATTTATCCACTTTAAATATCGGCTGGAACAACCTTGGTCACAGAACATACGGATACGGTTCAGTCTACGGTACTGGGATATTTCGCGATCCAACTGGCGTTGAACATTTGTTGGTGGCATCCGGTAGTGGGGTGTTTTCAACCAAGGAATCCAACCCATCAAGATTGCTGGAGCCGTGGGCAACTCAAGCTGGAGCCGCAATAACTAGCGACGTTGAATTTGTTCAGTGCTTTAATGTTGTGGTGATGTTTAGGGGGGAGAATCTGGAACCTCTAATAATGGAGCGCATTGACGAAGGGTTTAAATCCATTAGTCAAACATCGTCCGACACGACCATTGATGAAAATGATTCAGACGGCACGGAAGCTATTCCAAACGCCGCGACTGGATTATTTTTCCAGAACCGACTTTTAGTTCCACACTCACGCGACCTAATTGCCGCCAGTGATTTTCTAAACTACACACGCTACCAGCCAGTGTTGTCAAACTTCCGCATTAACCAAGGGAGTGAAGACGATCTAGTTTCGTTGGTGCGAATTAACAACTCCACGATTGCGTGTTTTAAAACAAACAGCATTTACATTGTTAGCAACATTTATGGAAATCTTGCCGACATAACGCTGGACGAAGTGACTCGCGAATATG